TTAAAAAGAACTGATAGACAAACACCGATACATATATGGACCTGTAATAAACCACCTGATCCAATGCCCGCTGCTAGAATGGTTGATATTATAAGCAAAGAATACAACAGAAAATTAATTTATCATAATAATTATGATGTTAGCGATGAGGCAAAAAAGAATGGTATCTTTGATTTTGAAATAACTAGACACGCTTATAAACAGTTTGATAGCATAGTATTGTATATAGGTGGGAATAACAGTTGGGAAAAAACTCAATGGTTTGACCAGATTCCATTATCATATGATATAGAGTCTACTAATACAGGCATTACTTTATCTTGGTCTTATCCAGAAGAACCACACATTACCTATCCTTTTTTAAGGATGCTTAAATCTCAAATAATTGACATTTTCTATAAACTTGGTAAAGAACATTTAATGCAATATGCTTATTCTTGTTCAAAGAAAGATCCACCTGCTTGCAATGTGTGTTATTCTTGCGAAGAAGCTGCTATGTCATTTAAACTACTTGGTAAGACGAGACCAAAATATAAAGATGTTGAAAAAGTCTTATAAATATACCTATATATTATAAACAGAAGGAGTATATAATGTCAATTACCATAGATGGAAAAGTGTATGACGAAACGAAGTTTAGTATTGGATTAAGAAACAGAATAACAGCAAGACAAGAAATTGAAGGATCCAGAGTCAGACACAATATTGAGTTGGAAAAAATAACAGTTCTTACAGAATTTTATAATAATAAGATTAAAGAATTGATGGAAAAAGAGAAAGTTCAACCGATAAAAGACAATGGCAGCAATAGCTAATTTAATTATAGACCAAGGCGCAAACTTTAGTTCAGATATTACAGTCAAAGACGCAAATAATAACGCATTTGACTTGACTGGATATACAACGGAAGCCAAGATGGCAAAGGGGTATGCGTCAACTAGAACAAGAACAAGTATCACATCAACGATTGCTACAGACTCAACTTCAGGAGTAGTAGCATTAACTTTAACGGCGGCTCAGTCCGCAACTTTAGACGCACCAGAGAGATATGTCTATGATGTAGAAATTACAAAGACATCAACAGGTGCCGTAACTAGAGTAATTGAAGGTATTATTACTGTAAGACCGAATGTAACAACAAGTTAAAAGTATTATAAATATTGTTAAAGAGAGAGGTCAATGACGATTACAGCAAAAATCAATGCTCCCACATCTAGTGGACCACAGGCGGTATCGGTAACTTTACCTTCAGGACAAGCAGCAGAAAATAGTTCTCTTTCTTTAAAATTATTAGGTGATGTTGACGTAACTTCCTTAAATGATGGTGCATTATTACAATATAGAGCTAGTGATGGTAAGTTCGTAAGTAAAAACGAAATTGTTACCACTACTGGAACACTAACATTTAACGGCGGAAGTTTTTAAGGTAGAATATGGCAACAGTAATACAGATTAAAAGAAGTTCATCAACTACAGCACCAGCAACACTAAAATTAGGTGAATTAGCATATACTTATGGAACAGGATCACAAGGTAATCTTGGTGATAGAATTTTTATTGGTGAAGGTGGCGTTGACGGTAATGGTGACGCAAATAATGTATCAGTAATCGGAGGTCAGTATTTTACAGATATGTTGGACCACGTCGCTGGTACTTTAACAGGTAGTTCAGCACTTACAGCCGACTCTAACTTAGCAATAGACACAATAAATGTCGGTAACCACCTAACAGCAGGTGGGGAAATAAGATTTAACGAAGGTACTAATAACGGTACTAACTACATAGGATTAAGATCACCTAATGCAGTTACATCATCCGAAACATTTGTTTTACCAGATGGTGATGGTACTGCTGGACAATTTTTAAAAACAGACGGATCTGGTAATTTAGATTTCGTAACTGTTAATCAATTCATAAATTTAGCAGGCGATACAGGAACAGATACTTACAATACTTCCGAAACACTTACTTTCGCAGGTACAGGTGGTATGACACAAACGGTTACTGATAATACGGTAACTGTAACTGCTGACGCATTAACTAATGCTAACTTATCTGGTACGGCTGCAATTACAAATGCTAATTTAGCAAATCCTACTACACTATTAGGATCAACTACATTAACTTTAGGTCAAACAGAAACAGATTTAGCAGGATTAACTTCTATTGTAATTGATGACCTTACATTAAATGGTCAATCAGTTTCAACAACAGCAAGTAATAAAGATATTAATTTATCACCACACGGAACAGGTACAGTTATAGTACCAAGTGGTTATGAAGATAGATCAGGTTTTACAGATAATTCACTTGCGAATAAGATGTATGTTGACCAAGTTGCTCAAGGTTTAGATACTAAACCTTCTTGTAAATTAGGAACAACTGCTAACTTATCAGCAACTTATAATAATGGAAGTCTTGGTGTTGGTGCAACATTAACAGGAAGTTCAAATGGAACATTAACTTTAGATAGTACAGCAACAAATTTAAATGATAGAATTTTAGTTAAAGATCAAACAACTCGTACACAAAACGGTATATATACTTTAACAACTTTAGGAGATGGTTCAAATCCTTGGGTACTAACAAGAGCAACTCCAGAAGATCAACCTGCTGAATTATCAGGTGGTGCTTTCGTATTCGTTGAAGCAGGAACTTTAAATGCGAATAACGGTTATACATTTACACATACAGGTGCTCCAACATTTGGAACAACTAATTTAGATGTATCACAATTCTCTGGTGCTGGGCAAATAACTGCTGGTGCCGCTTTATCAAAAGATGGAAACCAAATGGATGTTGAAGTGGATAACGCTTCAATTGAAGTTAATACAGACGCATTAAGAGTTAAAGGATTAGGTATTACTAATGCTATGTTGGCAGGAACAATTCAAACAACTAAACTTGCAAATCCATTTATAACATTAACAGATGAATCTTCTACAACAGGAAGAGTTTATTTAGAAGAAAATTTAGATTTCTTAGCAGGTGAAGGTATTAATACAGTTGTTGATAATAACTCTATTACAATTCAAGGAGAAGACGCTTCAAATTCAAATAAAGGTGTTGCTAAATTTACTTCAGACAACTTTACAGTTACAACAGGTGAAGTTGAAATTACAACTATTGACGGAGGTTCTTTCTAATGATAGAACAATTAAAAAGATGGTGTATTGAAGTTTCAAAAGAATTATGTAATGAAACGGTCAGTACAGCAGGAACAATATGTGATGAAACTAAAAAAGCAAATGCTAGTTTTGTCAAGGCAATAATGGACAGTATGTAATGGGTTTTTGGAATAAATTATCTAATTGGTTGACTAGTGGTTATGATAAAATAAATGAACCTGTAAAGAAAAAAGTTGTAGTTATGAAAGATTTGCCAAGTAAAACAAAAAAAGAATTAGAGAGAATTGGTAGAAAACTTGGAATAGAATTAGATAGAAGATTTACAAAATCAAAATTAATTAATAAAATAAAATTCAAAGCAAGAATGAATAGAGTTAAAAAATAATGGCAACAGTAATAAAATTAAAAAGATCAGAAACACCAAACCAAATTCCAGGCGCTGGCGCTTTAGAAATTGGCGAATTGGCAATGAATTTAACTGATGGTAAGTTATATTCAAAAACAACTGGAGGCGCAGTTAAAGAAGTTGGTGGTGCAGGTGCCGTAGATTTACAAACAGTTACAGACGGTGGTGCTGTAACCGATAATGATATTACTTTAAATGGTTCAAATTTAATTTTTGAAGGTTATTTAGAAAATGCCTATGAAACAACTTTATCAGTAGTAGAACCTACTGGAGATAGAACAATATTATTACCTAATTCAGATGGTCAAGTTGCAATGGATGGAGACGCATTAGCGTATTCAATAGTTTTTGGTAGTTAAATATGGCAAGTACATTTAAAAATGCAGGTATAACTGTTCCACTTACAGATAATTCAGCAGCAAATTTATATACTGCTGGTGCAAGTGAACAAGCAGTAATCCACGCTTTATATGTTTCAAATAATAGTACAACTGCTAGTGCAACTGTAAATGTAAAAGTTACAACTGACGGTGGTACTACTTTTTATCATATAGGTAAAAGTTTAACTGTTCCACCTAACAATACATTAACACTAGACAAACCTGTAAATTTAGAAAACAACGATATTATACGAGTTGTTGCTGATCCTCAACCTGATTCAAGTTCAGTTGATGTTGAGGCATACGCAAGTATATTAGCATTAACATAGAAAAAATATAAATATAGAAAAAATGGCATATCTAGTTTCACATACACCTGGTCCTTCTACACAATCAAAATCTTTCAATGGTATAAGAAGAACCAAAGACGGAATGTTATATCTGACTTCAATAAACCCTAATATAGGTACTGAAACTATTGAAGTATCAAAATATTACGAAGATGGTAAGTCAGATTTTGTCGCAAGAGCAGAAACAGATTATGTTGACGAAAGATTAGAGATGTTTGATGTTAGTTATTTCACAACTGATGGTTCAGCATATCAATTTACAATATCAACACCAGTATTAAATGAGTCAAGGATTGCAGTATTTTTAGATGGAGTTCAACAAGTTCCATTTTCAGACTTTGTTTTAGTCAATAATACAGTAGTAACTTTCACACTAATTCCAAAGACTGGATTGAGTATTGTTGTTGGTCAAGTTAGTAAAAGATACTTTAATAATGATAGTGATAAATTTCAACAAATAAACTTTTCATCTAATCCTACTACAACTTTTCTTATAAATAGTAATAGTGGAGATTTAGTAAAAAGAAGTAATCAAGGAGTTACAAGGTCAGCAGAGGGAAGTGATGACTTTGATACTTTTGAAAGTACAACAGCAAGTTCAGGTACAACAACATACCAAAGTGCTGTATAATGAGAAATTAAGGGAAACAAATGGCAGATTTTAAACTAGGCAGACTTAAATTTAAATGGAGAGGTGATTGGACGGCTAGTACAGGTTATGTTATAGATGACATAATCAAATATGGTGGTAATAGTTATGTTTGTATAGCAAACCATACATCACCAGCGGCTGTAGGAGATTTCTATACTCAGCCTGGAACATATACAAGTTATTGGCAACTACACGGCGAATCCTTTTACTTTAAAGGTGCCTATGCTAATGCTACTTGGTACAAATTAAATGATATTGTATCTTACGGTGGTAAACAATACCGAGTTACAACTGCTCACACATCTAATAGTGCAGTTTTAAATCAATCAAATTTTGAACAATATTCAGACGGTATCACTTTTAGAGGTGATTATGCGTCTTCAACTCAATACAGATTAAACGACCTAGTTAAATACGGTGGAAGAACATACCGAGTTATTACTGAGCATACTTCTGCTGCTGGTGGTGATATAAACATAGTTTTAGGAAACTTCACTCTTTATAGTGAAGGTTTAGCATTTAGAGGCGATTGGGCAGCAACAACATATTACAGATTAGATGATGTTGTTAAATTTGGTTCATACCAATATAGATGTACAACTGCTCATACTTCAGGTGCAAACGCAGACGCTTTCGCTCAAGCAAATTTTACAGTTTATTCAGAAGGTTTACAATTTGAAGATTCATACAACGCAAGTACAGTTTACTCAAAAGGTGATGTTGTAACTTACGGTGGGTATTCTTATGTCTTTATTAATGCTGAAGAAGGTGCAGGACATACTCCTGCCGATAATACTTATTGGGATGTAATCACAACAGGTTTCAATGCAACTGGAGTTTATACTCACGGTACAGCATACAAAACTGGAGATACAGTCCAGTACGGAGGATATTCATATGTTTCTATTTTATCTTCTACAAACGAAAGACCATCAAATGCAGATGGTACAGTAAATGCTACTTATTGGAAAATTGTTGTTCAAGGATTTAAATGGCAAGGTAACTATAGCGCACTTACAACTTACAATATTGGAGATGTAGTAAGATATTCTGCAAACTCTTATGTACACTTAAAAGACCAAACATTAAATATATTACCAGGTTCAGACGCAACAGTATGGAGTATTGTTGCTCAAGGAGATACTGCTGCTGTATTAACTGATCGTGGAGATTTAATTGTTCAAACCTCTGGTGGTGTTGGTAGATTACCAGTAGGACTTCCAGGTGCATTTTTAACTAACGATGGTAATGATGTAGTATGGTCAGGAATTTCAGGTAAAAACGTCTTATGGGTTTCTCCTAGTGGAAAAGACGGAGGTGCTATTGCAGGAACAGAATCATCACCTTATGCTTCACTTAATTATGCTGTAAAAGTTGCAAAAACTAATACAGTTAGAGGAGTAGAAAATACTGCTGGTGGTACTGGTGGTACAGTAGGAACTTATGTTAATGCTAGAGGTATATCATATAAAGAATTTACAGTTGCAACTACACTAGACGCAACTTCATTTACTATTGCACTTGCTACTTCAGCTTTTACTCACACTTATGTTAATGGTGGGTCATTTAGAAAAGCAGACGATAGCGAAATAACTATTACAAACGCACCTTATAATAACTCAACAGGAGTTATAACAATTACAACTTCAGGTGCTCACGGATTATCTGTTAATGATAAAATAAGATTAAGAGGTATGAATTACACTTGTATTCAAGGTGCTAAAACATATCCAGAAACTGGTAGTGATTCATATTATAGAATTAATACTTCAGGTGGATTAGCAGTAGATATAGAAAATGGTGGATCAAAACATAATGTTGGAGACAAAATTAGAGTTGATGGATCAGAAATAGGTGGTGCTACAGTTGCTGTAACTTTTGATGTTAAGAGTGTTGCAGGAGATGTAATCAGACTTAAAAACGGTACTTTCAACGAAAAATTACCTTTAAGAGTACAAGAAGGTGTTTCAATAATTGGAGAATCTTTAAGAAATACAAGAATACAACCAGCAAGTGGTAAAGGTACTCAAATTAAAACTGTGAGAATGACAAATGGTTTCTCTGGTGCAACAAACGGAGAGTACAAATATGTTCACCCGAAGAAAACAGAAAAGAATTTTATAGTTGCAAGTGTTCCAGATTCAACATCTTTCACAATTAATCCAGGAACTTCAGTTTTTGTCCACGATTATATTTCAGGTGGAACAGTTACTAATGCTGCTTACGGAGAATTAACAATAACAAATGCACCTTACAATAATGTAACAGGTGTTATCACAATTACAACTAGTTCTTCACACGGATTATCAACTAATAATATTGTTAAACTTTCAGGAATTAAATATGGTTGTACAGAAGGTGATAAAACATATCCAGAAGTCGGATCAGGTTCAGTATGGAATGTAGTTGTACAAAGTGGACAACCAAAAGAAATTATTACTTACCACGGTGGATCAGGATTTGCTGTTGGTGATGTTATTACAATCGATTCAGATGATGTTGGTGGCGGTGGCGATTTAACATTAACTGTTGGAGAATTAGAAGACAATAATGCTTCAAACTTAATGTTAACTAATGATAAAAACAATATTAGAAATATGACTTTCCAGAATCTTTCTGGATTGAAAAAATCTGGTGGATTATATCAAGTAACTGTTG